ACAAGCCTGAAGGGTTTAACACCCATAGAATTTACAAACATGCACAAAAATGATCAAAACAGGAACATTACTAACTTATAAGTGGAGATAAGTTCGGGGCAAGGTCATACCGTCAGCGCGCAGATGAATTTACATGGATTCAACCGAAAACGCACGCCATAAAATCTATGCTTTTTGTTTATATATGAATACATTTATTTAGATATTATGAAGACCGTTCAAGCCCCTTGCTATAGCCGAAATCTTCAATATTCGCCTTGTTGCCTTGGGCATCACCACGGCGGCAGGTCTCGGCAAAAATCAGCCGCTGCAATTCAGAGACAGAGTCGACAACAACCGTTTTAAAATCATGTGGCTCGCTGTAGAGCGCGGTGAGCGCCTCCATCAGCTGATTGAAATCATCGATCTTGCCGAATGATGTTAGTTCAATATCTCCTGGTGTCCCATCCTCGATTTGCAAAAATACCGGCGCGGGAAATTCTGAAGCCAGCGTGGTTTTGCCGATACCCGGCGGACCATAGATCAGCACCCTACCCTTGAGGTGGGGTTTTTCTTTTTCCATCAAAAAGGCACGACGTCGTCATCATCAAGCGGGGTTGATGCATAGTCGTGAACCTATTTTGATGCATATTAAGGTCATTTTGTTCCGAAAACGGTTTTTATAATGTGCTCTTGTTCCCGCATTTCCTAGCTTTCCACGCGGGGGGCTTTATTGGTAAGGGAGAGGTCGAGAGTTCAATTCTCTCTCGCAGCACCAGAAAAATCCAATAAAATCAATAGTTTAGCGTGACGGTAAGAGACGATTAGGATGTTCTCCTTAGGTTCACTGAACCTGCCGAGATTGAGTGAGGCGCAATTTCAAGCGCGCTTGCCGCGCCTCTTAAGTGCTCTAGAGAATAACGCGCATAGACCTTTTCCGTGACGCTGGTGTTTGAATGGCCTAGATATTGGGCAATTTCACTCATCGGAATTCCGGCCTCTGCCATCCAAACTGCCGCCGTGTGTCTGAACACGTGGGGACTTACGTCCTCGATTCCAGCGTTGCGTGCAGCAGTTGCTATGCCCTTTTTTATACTCTTTACCGGTCTACCCGCCCATTCAATCACATGGCCAGTTAATGCTCCCTGCTTTGCTTCATGCAGCGCGGCCAATAATGTGTTATTAATTGGAACAATCGCCCGTCCCTTGCTCACGACGCAAGGCCGTGTAAGCGCGGCAATCCTCTATCTTTATCGTACAGGCTTGCCGTCCGCCAAAATACTTGCTTAAATTCCTCCACGTATAATCTATGTGGTTCGCAATGCGGCGGCCAGACTTTTCACGCTGATAGGCAGCAAAAAGAGCATCAATAATATCATTATTGGGACGTGTTAATTCTGCATAGAATGCTGGCGCAATCTTTTCAGCCTTGCTTCGTTCAGCGGTATTGAGACTATACCTTCTGCGCTTTCCATTTTCTTCAAATGTGAGAGCGAATTTTCCTCTAAGCTTGGTGATTCACCATTGCGGCATTGTTCAAACCTCTCGACAGCCTCCCTTTTTATCCGCAACAACTTACCTCCAACGCGAAAAGCATGCAACCTATTCTGCTTAACAAGATTTCTAATATGACGAGAGGAACATTGCCAGCGTTTCAGGCGTAAAGACATCAGCCATTACCCACCCTCCTTCATCTCGGCGGTGAGTTCGTCATACATTTCCTCAATCATGGCCTTTTCATCGGAGGCGGCTTTGCGGGCTGACTTTGCCTCTTTTGCCTCCTGCTCGGCCACAATCTGCTGGTGCACAAGCATGGCGTAACCGGCAATGTCGAGCCAGCTATCAGCATCATTGATCTGTCCGTTAACAAGGCAGGCGATTTTAACGGCAATGGCATGGAGAGCCTCACGATAAAGCGGCGTGGCGACACTCAATTGCGGCGCACCGTTGAGCATGGAAGCAAAAATATTGTTGGTGCGCTGTGTTACGTCACCGAAGCTGCCATAACGGCAGGCGCGATCAAGCAAGGTTTGTTCAAGCGGGTTCATGATTATTCTCCTCTTTCAATCTCTCTATGAATAATGACTGGTTGCGGGAGTTCACGCGCTTCCAGTCGGAATCTCATCACCCGCCTGACGACGTAGAAGTTAAGGACTATGCCAAAGTGAAACGTGTCGGGCAGACAGACGCGCCAGTTATGGTCATTTTCGCTAATGAGACTCACTGGCTGCTTGAATCAATCGGTAGTTACTCTCTCTATGGCTAGAAAATCATCCGTTGTTGCTAGAATACAAAATAGGGTCATGGCTCTCTCTCCTTAATCTTTTCAACCCAGTCGCCACTTGCGCTATCGAGCGGCAACGGATGGAATTCTAGGTTCAAGTGCTAAACCGGATAAATCGTCACATAGTTAAGCCTATTGACTGGCGGTACCCATGATGCAGCAATCGCGGTGACAAAGCGGTCATCTTCGATCACTCCCGCCTTCACGATAACATCAAGCATCGCCAGCATTGTAGCTATCGGACGGCTGGATGATGAGCAGGTGCAACGTGGCGATATGAGTATGGCATAAATATGGTGCGGATGTCATGCAGTTTCATGGAGGAAGGCGCGTTCGATGATATGACCGAAAATGAGAACCAAGCCAATGCGCAAAAGATTATCAGGATTTTGAAAAAGAACGGGCGGCGGATGAGCCATCGTGATATGGTTCGCTCATTGCAAAACTCCATCCGTAGCTGCGACCTGAAAGAACTATTGCAGGCCATGTATGAATCAGGCCAGCTTGCAAAGCAGGAAATCAAGTCCCAGCGTGGGCCGTCAAGCATCTGGTATAAATTACAAAACTGAAAATAGGTTTTTTTATCAAAGCAGGAGTAAAAATGCTTGATTGTAGTACTTAAATATAGTACTTTATCAACATGAAGAAAAAACATCGTGCTACATTAAAACTGATTTTTGTCCGCCCTGTCAATGGTTCCATCAAGTGGGCAGAAATAGAGGCGTTATTTGTAGCCTTGGGAGCAGAGGTTAAGGAGCGTGAAGGATCGCGGGTGAGTGTCTTTCTGTTTGATGAAATCCGAGTTTTTCATCGTCCGCACCCATCCCCCGATGTAGACAAGGGTGCGGTTGCTTCTATCAGAAAGTGGCTAGAACAAAACGGAGTAAAACCATGAGGAATATTTTAATGATTGATGGTGAAAAAGCCACCATTGCCTTTGATCCTGAAATTAATATGTTTCGTGGCGAATTTATTGGCCTTAATGGCGGTGCTGATTTCTACGCGACAAGCGTTGAAAAACTTATTGAGGAGGGGCGCAAGTCGCTTTCGCTTTTTCTTCAACTTTGTCTCGATAAGGGCATTGAGCCGCGCCGTCATTTTTCTGGTCGCTTCAATATCCGAATTGACCCACAATTGCATGAAGCTGCTGTACAGGCTGCATCCGCTCACGATATGAGCCTGAATGAATGGGTTAGCACAGCTATTAACACCGCAACCCAAGCCCATTGAGCGATAGACTAAGACCTAAACTCTTTTAGAAAAGTGTCTGGCGAGGGCATTGAGGGCTAGTCGTAATGTGCCGAGCATGTGGGGAAGCTCCCTATCCTCAATGACAATATATTGCAAGGCTGCGCCAAGGTTCTCACAAGGCGAGGTGCTTTGCGCCCCTTGGAGTGATTTCATCATCTCCTCATAACGAGCGATACTGCGCTTCGCTGCCTCCTCTCCAGTTTCGCCAAAGGTTTTTTGAGCACACTCCCCCATAATGCGCCTGGTGATAATATGGCCTGCTGGTAATTATTGCGCACTTCTAAGAAGGTTTGCGCCGCATCATATTGTGCAGCTGATATGCCGCCCGCTCCTTTTTTTGCGCCAAGGATGGCGAGGCGTCCAATATAGGTTGCCAGCCTTGGATCACGTGCCTCTTCCACCCTCACCCCCAATTTTCGTGCCCGTACCGCCAAGGCTAATCTATCGGCTGGCTCTTGTGGCGTAACCCTGCGGCTTATCCTCCCATTTGGCTCGCGCGCCACATTGGGGGTTAAGGGGCGGCCACGACGCACCGCACGCTTTATTTTTAACTTCCTCGCCTTGGATTGCACTTTTGCCAGTCCCATCATATCACCTCATCAAAACAGTTATTACGGAACTGTGACTATATATTGAACATTGTTCATAGTCAAATGAGCGCGTTAATGAATGCTACAATGCGCATTCTGGTTCGTTATGTCGATTGTTTAAAAAAGTAAAAGCAGGGTTGCATATGACTGGAGGAGGCGGCTATTTCGATTGGTGCGCCTGCACATAGGCTGCCAATACCGCCGCCATGCGCGCCGTGTATCCCTTTGGGTCTTGTCCTTTGAAGAACTCCACGACGTCTTCCGATAAGCGCAAACTGATATTCGGTTTTGTTCGTGGCGGTGTAATCTTTGCCCGTGCCCAGAAATCTTTTCCCAATTCTGGAACATCACTTGTATCAATCTGATCATCCGGCAATGCTGCCAGTTCTTCAATGGTTAAAGGTTTTTCGTATCGCTTTTTCATACATTTTCCTTTCAGATTTTACGGCAGGTCGAGCCGATATAATGCGGATTTTTCTATTTCGGTCTGTATGAACAACGACCACTGCTACGCAGCTATCAACCAAGCCGATACTTATTTCTCGAACTTCACCATAGTCAAATTGCTCATCTATTAAATTGACAGTAAATCCGTCAAAAATCCTGATTGCATCTTCAAATCTAACTCCGTGTTTGGCAATGTTTTGTTGGTACTTGTTGTCATCCCATTCAAACTCCATAGCTGCTCCATGCTGTAATGTAATACGCATTGTATCACGTTTTATCTTTTTGGAAAGGCGGAATTATGATTTCTTTTGGCTTATTCATGAAGAGGCCTATAGGTAACGCATGTTGAGAGTAAGGGAGGAGTTTTGTTGTTTTTTGTCAAATATGAGCGCGTTAATAAATACTGCAAAGCACGAGAGTTGAGAAAAACTCTAAAAAATGCGCATTTTGCGTTTTGAAACGCCGCATCAATGGTGGGGATTTAGATTCTTCAATGAGAAATGAAGAATCTAAAAATCGGCATATTTCAACTATCGCTGGGACAAACGCCATATTTCTCATCTCTGGCGTTGACTTTTCGTCCCACTCGTCTTTCAATATGCCTAATATTCAAATCATGGAGTTGAAAATGCGAGAGGATGTCTATGGGAAGCTTGTCCGTACTAGTGCAGCCATCCCCTACCTTCCCCCTATCTTCAAGCAAAAAACACCAAGGCACAAAAAGAGTAAGGGAAAGCTTGATTCACTCCTTGATGGCTCGGGTATTAAGATTGTGCCTATTTACCGGCGTAGAGCGGCGGCACAGTCACATGCCCGCGCCACAATGCACGAGGTCAGAAACAATCATGGCGACGGCTATCTGGTCTTTGTGTTGAGCTGCATCAGGCAGACAAAAAATAATCGTGATGAATTGTGGAGTGAAACCATTGGAGCTATTGCCGATATTTTTAAACAGCGCCCCGATTGGATGGAACGAGGCGGTGATATACTCGATGCCTTCGACCAAATCCCTTTGGGAGAATTACGCGGAAAAGCAGTAAAACGCCGCCCATGGCCGGTCAGGGCTACGCTGCGAACCCTTATTTATGAACAACTGGAAGATTTGTTAGATGAGCAAGAAAAACGCCTATTATGACATTCTAAATATGGATGCCGTCCGGTTCTCAGAGACTGCCTTAATCGTTCGCGCTCGTATTGTCGAAGCAGCCGAGACAATGGCGCATACCCACGTAGCAGGCGCTTTCCCGCCACAGATGCGCTCATTGTGGCCTGAATATAAAGATCAGACAATCAGTAGCCACCCCATTGGATACGGGAAAAACGAGGATAGGGTTCGATACCATCCCGACGCCAAGGCCATTTCAAGAGCAGAAGAAGTGTTCTATAAGTGGTTCCCTAACGTGCCAGATAAACATCGCCCAATGCTTTGCTCATGGGCTTTTTGCGATGCTGTTGATATGGGAAAGAAGACGCACGCAAACTCAGCCCGGCAGAACAACACGAGCGTCGCCAGCAGGTGATCCGCGCCTACAAGCGGGGATTTACACGAGCGCAGATTGGTGCGCATGTCCGGATTACTCCAACCTGTCAGGGGATGGCTTGCGCTGGCGATAACGCTTGCCGGCACGGGGCAAATGCTTGCCTTGCTCCCTTTGGCAGGGGTCGCATATCTCGCGAAAGAGGTTATAGCAGGACGAACCGCCATCTGCTCCCGCCTGGCCGAGGAAGCCTCGCGCATGGAAGGCGGGCGATAGGACGTTCTGAACGGAGCGAACGGGAGAAGTCGATCCGTTGTTGACGTGCTGTCCCGCGAGAATGTTCAATAGATACTGGTCGGCAGTCACGGCTGCCTCGCTGCGCTTGTGTCAGCAAGAAGAGCATTCGCCAGCTTCGAGACCAGAATAACCGTCTCGCGGACACCATCTTCACGCACGACGATCCGTTGACCTAGCTGATAGCGGGTGTCGCCGCTTTTTTGCAGATGATCCACGTCAACGATGCTCTGCGTGTGGGCTAACAGGTGACGTTGCTGGAAGGCTCTTTGCAGGATCGCCAGTTCATTTGCCGAAAGGTGTTCAGCGTAGGCTTTGCCTGTCGCGCCCGACCAAAGACCGCTGCCCTCGGTGAGATTCTGAAATGCATTGCGCCGCGTCGGGCTGGCGCTCGGCAGCTTTGCATAGAGTGCTTCGGCGTACCGCTGGAATGCGGTGACGGCGTTCTGGAGACCGTTTTCGACTAGCAGTCGAACAGTGTTCTCGGCTGTGTCACGATCAGTGATCGCCGTCCTTACGGCACCAATCGCATCAAGGGATTGGATGTACCGATAACTGACTGGCTAAATTGCTGGTCGGCGGCGTTGTGACCGCACGAAGGGCAGAAAAACGCCGCCCCGACCACGGCATACCGGTACTCGCAAGCTGGGCAGGTGATTTTTAGTTGCATCGATTCCGCCGCAACGGGCGGAAGCAAAACCTGCGTGAGCCGCTGGTTCACCTTCATCGTCATTGAAATTAGGCCGCCTTTGGGCTGGCGGCGGTTCCATTGGGCGGCGTCGCGGGTCATAGCCTTGCCAAGCTGGCCGGACACATGGGAAATCGCCGCCTTCTTAACGTATTCGACCTGTTCCTGTGTCATCCAGCTACCGGATTCAGCCGTGTGCCCGCAGCTAGGGCAGAACACTTTTTCGTCCCGTACTTTATCTTTCCAGTCGTCAGCCAGAACCTTGAACTGGAACAGGCACTCGTCGGCGGGACACTCTCTGTCGAGATACCCGTCTTCATCATATTCGATAGGAATGGATAGCTGCGTTCGGCCTTCAAGTTGGCGAAGCGCACGGAGAGTTTTATCGAACATGCTGCCGCTCATGCCAAATTCCTCATCCGCACCAGCCGCGCCGCTACCGGATCGTAGATATAATCCATGATCGTGGCGTCCTTGATCCGCTCCACGGCGTCGTCCACGACGAAGCGCGGCACAAGGAACCATTCACGCGGCACAATCGGATTGCCGAAACGATCCTTGATCTCAATGTCCAGTTGGGCAGGAGCGAAGATGCGGTGGATCAGGTTTTCGAGCTTCACGCGGTTGATGTTGTAGAGCGTGTAGGTGGCGACCACCTCGACCTCGGCCATGAGGAAGGTTGGATCGAGCCTAGCATTGGCAAGACGGCGGGTAATGTCGCCGCCGGTCACGCCGATCTTGTGCAGCACGTCGCGATTGGCGGCGACAAGCGGATGATCGGACTTGCTGCGAAGCACGTAGATGGTACCGCTCGCAATATCCTCGTCGTCGCTTTCGCCGGCGAACAACGGGCCGGCGCTCGGCTCGGTGATGCGCCTTCCTGCCTCGTCCTTGTAGAGCGCTCGTTGTAGTGAACGGCGTAGAAGATTGCTTTCCGTCCCGTTGGAATAGACCACGCGCAAGCGGGCGTCGGTTTCCCTGTTCGGCGCGCGGAAGGTTTCGCCGACTTCGGCGACATAGGCGACCTGACCGCCAAGAATGAAAAACTGCCCCTCGGTGATGTCCGCTTTCAAGAAACCGGCATCCTTTACAAACTGCCGGGTCATGCGAACACCGGAATCTAGGTCGATCCGCACCTGCTCGAACAAGGGCTTAAACCTCTTGAAGTCGGGACATGGTTTCCGGTTGGCGATCTCCTCGGCGGCGCGTTTCTCAGCGCTGGAGCGGACATGGCGAAGCTCGGTGATTTCGGAGGTACCTGCGGCCCCGGCAAGCTCGGCCATGAGCGCGTCGGCGTCCATTTCCTCGGCGGGCGCGTCGTCTCCCGCGCTGGACAAAAGGCCTTGACGGTCGAGCGGCGCTAGAAGCGAACGGCACTCCTCCAAAGCGCCAAGCCGGTCAAGCCGCACGGCATAGAGCCGCTCGAATATATCCCGATCTTCGCCATGCTGTGGCGCGCGGCCATGTTCGTCGGTGAACTGCTGGATTTCCTCGAATCCGGCGATGATGCGTTCCTCGCGAGGGCCGCGCCCTACTTTCTTTTCCGACTGGGCGAAGTCCGCCAGTTCGTTGCGCAGTTCATCAAGGCTAAGGTCACTCATAGCGCCCCTCATCATTGAAGCGCACGAAAGCAGCGGCTCCCTCGGCCATGCGCTTTTCCCATGCGTCGGTTGAACTGATGGACGGAAGCCGCCCACGTTCCTTCTTGAACTGGACTGCCCGAACAGCAAGCTGCTTGGCTTCCTCCGGGGTGAGGCTGGTGTGGCGGGCGGAAAAGGCGGCGGCGAATTGTTTCAGGCTTTCCTCGCTCATGGTCTTGGCGAGAATGGCATAGGCTTCCTGAAACGGATTGATCCGGTCGATCAGGTCGATGTCGAGTTCGCGCACGTCCATTGCGAATTTGCGAACGCCGTCGATCAGCGCCGTGTTCGCGCCCGGCTCGTCGCCGGAACTGTCGCCGCCAAGGGCGATCTTCTTGGCCTGCTGGGTAAGATTGAGAGCCGCGATGGCGTGCTGGCGCACGGCCTCTTGATCCTCCTCATCCAGTTCGGGATATTTGTCCTTGATGATCTTGCCAAAGCGAAGCTGGGTCAACTCCTCGGGAACAAGTTCCTCGTCGAACAGGCCGTGCTCGATAGAAGGCTTGTCCTGCACGAAGCTGGCGATCACCTCGTTCAAATCTTCGCGGCAGATGCGGGCGGCCTCCGGGGTTTTGGGTTCGGCAAGTCCCTTGATCTCGATCTGGAAAACGCCGCCCTCTTCGTTGAAGCCGACATTGCATTTGTCTAGCTGATAGCCATTGTCGCCATAGTCAAAGCCGGGTTCGGCGGTGCTGGTTGCGGGGTTCTTGGGCTTGAACTCAAAGCGCGGAGCCAAGACCTGCTCCATGAGCAAGCTGGCGGCGATGGCCTTTAAGGTGTCGTTGACAGCCTCCGTCACGGCAGATTCGGCGGCATCCGGTTCGGCAATCAGGTTGGTGAAACGGGCGCGGGCCTTGCCCGGCGCATCGCGGGTGGCGCGACCGATGATCTGCACGATCTCGGTCAGGCTGGATCGATAGCCGACCGTCAGCGCGTGTTCGCACCAAATCCAGTCGAAGCCTTCCTTCGCCATGCCGAGCGCAATGATAATGTCCACATGATCGCGGTTATTCTTCTGCGCGGGATCTTTGAGTGCGGCGGACACACGATCCCGCTTGGCTGCATCATCGTCCACAAGGTCGGCGATGCGAAGGATGCGGCCCTCCGGCGTCTTGACCAACTGGAAGCCGGTGACCGGGTCGAGACCCTGCCATTCGCCAAGCTCCTCAATGATGTGATCAACTTCCTTGATCTTCTGCCCGGTACTTTCCCGCGAATTGACGTTAGGGATATGGATGATGGTTTTCTCGGCTGGGTCCAGCACGGCAAGGATGTCGTCGGAGTAAGCGCCGGAGTAGAAGAAATAGCCGATATCGAGCGATTTCAGATACTCGTAGCCGTTTAGCTGCTCGTAGTAGGTGTAGGTGACGGTATCGAAATTGGCCTCGTCCTGCGGAGCAAGGACGGCTTCGGCATCGCCCCGGAAATAACTGCCGGTCATGGCGACGATATGCACCTTGTTCCGGGCGATGAACTGGCTCAGCTGCAGGCCCAGCTTGTTGCCCTGGTTCGCCGAAACATGGTGGAACTCATCAACGGCGATCAGCCGGTTGTCGAACGCCTCCGTGCCGAACCTGTCCACCGCGAAGCGGAAGGTGGCATGGGTGCAGACCAGCACCTTGTCATCGCTCTCAAGGAAGGCTCCGACGCTGTTGACCTTGCCGCCATCCTCGCCGGGAGCATTGCAGAGGTTCCATTTCGGCGTGACAGTCCAGTCGGCCCAAAAGCCGAATTTGGCCAACTGCTCGTCTGCGAAGCTGGAGCCGATGCTTTTCTCCGGCACGACGATAATGGCCTGCTTCAGTCCTTGGTTCGCTAGCTTGTCGAGCGCAATGAACATGAGGGCGCGGCTCTTGCCTGACGCCGGAGGCGATTTGATAAGAAGATATTGCTCGCCGCGCTTTTCATAGGCGCGCTCCTGCATTGGCCTCATGCCAAGGGTGTTGGCCTTGTTAGTGCTGCCGTTGCGGGCATAGGACACCGAGACGGAGGGAACTGGTTTTTTTCTGATAGTCACGCTGTTGCCCTCGCCTTCCGTTTCTTCGCTATCCCCGCCGAGGCGGTCATCTTGGTATATAGGTCGAACAGCTTCTCCAGCCGTTCAGTATCGTTGCGGAAGCGTCGCCCGATATAGATGCGCTCCAGCACCTCGTCGTTGCGTTCATGTGCTTCGCGCAGATCGGCCGGCATGTTGTCCGGATCATAGAGGTCTGCAATGGTGGCTGGGAAGTGCGCTTCCCGCGTCAAAAGGATGTCCTCGGCGCAGCGCGTTAGGTCAGCCTTGTTCTTTTCGGTCAGCAACGGCACCGGAAAGGTGTTCCAACCTAGCGTGTTAGAATAAGAGAAGTCCGTTCTCATGCGACCACAAACCGTGCCGATCCAAACCCAATGCAAGCGTGAGGCAATCAACGCCATGTTCCAAAGTGGAGAATTATAAAGCCCAAAACAACGATTCGTTATGATGGAATTATCATCCAAAAGGATGGGCGTAATGTAGTTTCGTTCTTCGGAAAAAATACATGGAATAGCAATGAAAATGCCATCACTTCGTCTTATCTCCGTGAAGCGGTAGGGCTGATCCGCATAAGCCCTTGTTGCCGCCTTTGAGCTTTTTGCGCGATTTTGTTGAACCAAAGCCAATCTAGCGGCGATAGCCGGTATTGCCTCGGCAATAGGCACCTCGACATCCTCAATCCACAAGCAATATCGAACGTTGTAGCCCACAATCTCGTCGGCTCCATACATACGGCGAAGAAATCTATTGGCCTCGTGATCTCGAGCAAGCAATTCGGTTCGCTCATTCGCCGACAGAATCAAGCTGCCACCGCAAGTTGGTTGACTACCTTTAAACATCGGCTGGAGAGCATTTGCCGGATCGCGAAGTTTGGTTATCCAGATATTCTCCATAGGCAATAGATATGGAGATATGTTTGGCGTCTCGCGCCGAGCATCAATATCGTAGAGATAACGGGTCGCCGATCGACGGCGCGTCAACCCAATTATAACACACGTGACGCCCGCATTTGCGCTTGCAAGATTAGCCCACTTGAACGACGTATGAGCAAATCCGATTACTGCTCCGTTGCCCAATATTATACTCCAGAGCGGATCAACTTGACTCCCCTGAGTAATTGAATTTGTAGTCACAAATGCTGCATCTGCATGTGTTTCTCGGCTGTAACTCAGATATTTAAGTAACCAGCCGGATACGTAATCTAGTATCTTGCTGTCCGTCCCATAAAGAGCCTGAAGCGCAAGAAGCTCGCCTTTCTGTTCTGGTGTCTGATCGTTGCTGCAAACGTAAGGCGGATTTCCACAAATATAGGTTTCACCGCCCTCATTCTCAAAGTCTATCTTTGCCTGATCAAGTGGTGCGCCAAACAAATCATCACCATAAATCTTGTTCCCCCCTTTTCCTGTGGGTTCACAAACGGTCAACCAATCCAGGCGCAGGGCATTACCACAGATAATCCAATTTTCCTTGCTAAGCGGCAGAAAGACATCCAATGCAGCCATTGATCCGCGATACAGTACGTTGCATTGATATTCCGCAATAATGAGGGCAAGACGGGCAATTTCAGCCGGGAAATCGCGCAGCTCAATTCCCCGGAAGTTGGTCAGCGGAATGTCTGATTTCCGCCCTTCCTCACCGCGACGTTCATTGATGACAGCCTCAATGGCCCGCATTTTCTTGTAAGCGATGACA